ATCGACAAGCTGGCACCTGTTGCCAGAGTACTGGGCTACAACATAGTCCTTCAGAAAACCAAACAACCTGTACCTAAGCACTTAAGGAGTGTGAAATGAAACACAAACACGCAGACAAGATGGCGGCGTACGCACAAGATGCACTAAATACGGACACACCTTGGGAGTTGTGGGAGGCTCGCGCCCCTCGCAAGCATGACTGGTTTGCGATGAAGGGTCATCACCCGTGCTGGAGTGTAGATTTTGAGTACCGACGCAAGCCTCAAGAGCACACAGTCACGCTCAACACCGAGCAGATCAAAGAAATCCTCATGGCTTGCGAGTACCCGAGCTGGGAGAACGAGGACTTTAAATCTGGTGTGCTAGCGTTGGAAGCTGCGCTGGGTATACCGACAAAGACCAACGCTCAGATAGCCTGCGACATGCTGGGACAAGCGCACAAAGCACTGGAAGAGCACTCAGCAGAAATCTGCGAGCCGAACGTAGACCACATCCAGCTGCTGGTGTGGGGCGCAATGAAATTACTGGAGCAACAAGCATGAACAAAGAACGTGCGAACAAGAGTATACAAAAGCTGGCGGTGAAACTGATCCAGCCCATCAATGAGTACATGAGCCTCAATGATGGTGACGAAGAAGTGGCGAAGATGGCCGTTGTTCTGTCCGCTATCACTAGGATGATGGCGGGGGCGGTCATAGCACTAGGAATGCCGGAGGAAGTTGCGCAGGAGGCGCTCAAGCTGGAGATGCAGTTAGTACTGGAAGCAATGGCAGAAGACGAAACCAAACACTGACCACAGCATAACAATTGTTAGCTAATGACCAAGGAGAAACGCTATGTCTTTTTCACAGTTCACTGATATGCCCAGCCTCGGCAATTACAAGCGAGCACTGGATCACTACAACTCAATCACTCCGATACGGGGTAGGACAGAAGATGTAAGACCGCTGTGCAACACAACAACGGGCAGACGCAAGACGCACCTCCGCATACTACCCACTACCTACGACGGGCTTGCGGCCATGGCGTGCAGACTATACGACACGGACGTGGTGATCTACGTGAGCGATGGGCGGGTGGTGATCGACAACGACTACCCAAGCCTGAGCACTAACTCGTTTGCCAACGCACTAACACCACACGGTATGGTGCTGGGGCAGCGTTATAGCGAGACGTGGGTGTGGTGTAAGGATCAGGCGTACTGGCTGCCGGTACGAGCGAAGCTGGAGATGAAGCAGTACGACAACGGTATAGGCTGGTATCCGGTGGAGCCGCACACGTTTTACAAGCACGTGGCTAATCGCAAGGTGCTGAGTGCATTCACCAAGCAGTACAAGCCGTTCGGGGATCACTGCATGAATATACTTAAGCTCCTAGGTGCAAACGTTGAGGAGAACAAAGAGTACGTACGCACACCAGATGCACAGGTGCTGCGTGATGCGAGTCGTGAGGGATGGGGCGAGGCGACTAAGTACTTCTTGCGCCATGCGGAAGTTACTACGTGGACATATGGGTACAAGAGCCGGATCACTAAGCTTGTGCCAGCCAAGCTGAAGAAGGCGCTCCTCGACTATGTAAAGGTAGAGCACAACGAGGAGATTTTTGAGAAGGAAGCTGCGCCCATAGGCGTGGCGATCAACGACATTAACTGTAAGTACATAGGAGCAAGTAACTAATGATAATCAAACAAGATGGTACGCCGCTGGACTTGGATGACGTGTTCGAGGTGGAGGGTGTTAAGTACACGGTGCATGACATCGCGGGCAACACCGTGATCGCGTGGGGTAAGGACAACAGCAAGCTGCGCAAACGGTTCCAAGCCGATGCTATAGGTATGACCGCAGATGAAGCGTCAACGGACAGATCGAAAGTTGTGCTGGCTCGCGTAAAGCTGCGCGACTACTGGGAGAACTAATGCTGCGATACAAGCCAAGCAAGCACGTGCCGGTACGGGTGCGGCTGCCCAAGGGTATTGACATTCGTACCACAAAAGTATATAATGGTAGATGTAAAAGTAACAAACCAACTAAACAAACTAACTGACCATCCCCTAACAATTGTTAGGGGGTAACCACTGGAGAAGCATCATGGGTATTTCAAACTCAGCAGTATTGGTACAGCTCAGCATCAGCACGTGGGGTACTGAGCGACTCGACCGAGGGCAAAGCGACCGCATCAACGCGATCAACAACGCCGACTCAAAGGCTGGCAAGGTGCACAAAGACTTGATGTGCGGCACGTCACTGGCGAAGGACATCGAGTTGTACGTGGCGAAGTGCAGGCTGTTCAACAACGAGCAGACACTGCCGTGGCAAGACCGAGGGACAAGGCTGCTACCGACCAGTATGTTCATGCAGTACAAGGCCGACATGAACAAGCGAGAAACTAAATTCAACGCGATGGTAAACAAGTTCGTGCCTAATTTTGAAGCGGCTAAGCAGACTGCACGTAACTACCTAGGTGCTATGTTCAACGAAGCAGACTACCCACGGGCTGAGGACGTAGCGAGTAAGTACCGATGGTCTCTGGTGATTAGCCCGATACCGGAGTCAGGGCACTTCTGCATTGACGTGCCAGCTAAGGAGCTAGCTGAAGTGAGGCTGTCATGCGACTCAGATGTGGAGCGCAAGCTGGCCGAGGCGATGCGTAAACCGTGGGAAGACCTGCACAGTATGCTGCGCAGCATGAGCGAGAGGCTCGAGGAGGTTGAGATACCCACGGAGCGTGACGAGAACGGGGTACTGATAAAGCCTAAGTATCGGCGGTTCCACGATTCGTTTGTATCCAACGCGATACAGCTGTGCGACCTGCTCAAGCACATGAACGTGACGGGTGACCCCAAGCTCGAGGAGGCGCGGCGCAGGGTTGAGATAGCAGTTAGGGGCGTAGACGTTGAGGACGTTAAAGAGTCGGTGATCGTGCGCTCTCAGGTTAAGTCCAAGCTCGACAGCATACTGGGGCAGTTCGATTGGTAAGGGGCGCACATGAAAATAAAACTAGGTAAGGTGAGTAACATGAAACGAGTACCGTATTCGGAAGTAGCTAAAGAACTAGGCAGTAAACTGGTATGGATCAAAGAGATACCCAAAGCGTACGAGCACCTCACGAGTAACGACGTGTATTTTGATGGGCTGTTGGCGGAGTTCCTTTTGAAGATGCACGACAAGCACCCTAAGTTTGTGTTCCAGCCACGGTGGATTATGTACGCAGACTCCGAGAGTCCGTCAATTATCCACACGAACGTGTCGTGTGACAAGGTAGTTCTGGGTGATGTGGAGGTGTACGCAGGCACGTTCACGATGAGGAGCGACCGGATAATCAGGGATAAGCCGAGGTCAGGCCGCGTACAAACCTCGGACATCAAGCGGGCAGGGAGGGAGTTCACTAAGTACTTCAAGCCGGAGAGCGCAGCTGAGGTGTTAGCGACGCGGGCAGGCGAGGCTAGGCGTGCAGTTTACAACGCCGTGGATACAGCAAGGGGCAAGCGCAAGCTGGCGTTGAACCTAGTTGACTCGTACCTGCTTCAGCACATCATGGACAACCTCGACACGTACGGGGTTATAGCTAAGAGCTACGGTGCAACGGACGCTATGCTGGACGCGGCTAAGCTTGGGTACGAGGAGTGGTCTGTGATCGACAGCGCGGTTGGCGATAAGTTCGATGGGTACATTGTGCACATCAAGGACGGGCTGTACATGGTAGGCAGGCGACACAGAGAAAAGGCGTGCGATGTGTATGAGGCTAAGGACTTACCTGCTTACATCAACGACAAGCTCGGCCAGCTCAAGTTGGTGCAGGACAACACGTACATACGCAACGTGGGGCTGCGTGTGGACGACAACACATTCTATGTAAGAGGGGAACTGTTATGAGTAAAACGCGTAAGGAAGCTATGGTGCACGTGAACGTGAGGCTACCGGTGGAGGTGCTGGACTACTTCATGCAGTACAACAACTACACGAAGGCGATACGTGCGGCGCTTGAGCAGCATGTGGCACAGGCTACGGAAGTAGACGCAAGCCCCGAGACGGACAACCCCTGACCACAGGATAACAATTGTTAGGTAGTAACCACACCTTATGAGCCCGCCCAGTGCGGGCTTTTTTTCGTCTAAAATAATTTGACACTGTCCACACACATGATATAGTTCCCTTATCGACTTTATGTCTGCGAAGAAGGGGAAGTATATGGCACTCACGCCAGAGAAGAAAGTTAAGCTCAAAGTTGCTGCACTACTCAAGGAACGGGGGGTGTACTACTTTTCTCCCGCCACATTCGGTATGGGTCGCTCAGGCGTGCCCGACATCATCTGCTGTCACCTAGGTAAGTTCATAGGCGTTGAGTGCAAGGCAGGCGTAAACAAACCCACAGAGCTACAGAAGCGCGAGCTAGCTGCCATAGAGAAGGCTGGCGGCGTTGCGCTTGTCATTAACGAGACCAACCTAGACCTGCTGACGCAGGCGCTAAACACCATAGAACGAGGACACTAATATGAACCAAGGCTTAGCTATATTGATGGAGCGCATAGACACAAACCCAGAGGAGTTTTATCAGTATTCTAATCCCACTACGGGGCTTGGGGGGGTTACTCACACCTCATCGCGTTGGAGCGCGGTCATTCTAATGGCATTAGATGAGCAGCGAAGTGGTGACTTTATCACCCCCGAGGAGCGTGCCGAGCTACGCCGCAAGCTGGGCGTCGTGAGTGGTGACGCCTTTCACAAACATGTGCTACGCAAGCTAATGGAAGACCAGACTGGTGATGATAGTAGTGACCAGCGCAGCGGTGGGAAGAAAGTTACCTTTCAGCAGTTAACGGCTTTGAACGCAAAATTAGGGAACGCAAGCTCCAATATTTAAGTTACGTCCCAGCGGGCGGTGGATGTATGTCTAAAAACACCCGCAGTATGCGAGGGGTCAACAGCCGGATGGTGTGGCCTCCAACCTCGGCGCATACCGGCTAGCCCACGATACGGGCTCCACTAATTTAAGGAGAAACACGATGAACGACTACGATCCAGACGATTATGAATACCGCGTACTGTTGTCTGAACACCGCCACGCAAAGAAGAGCAACAAGTACTACGCACAGAATGATCCCGAAGCACCGGAGCCAGACGACGAAGACGACGAGGACGGTTTGATATATCTGACTGCCGATACAATCAACGGCGTGATGTTCAGCGAGAAGTTGGATAACGATTACGACGTACTGGGGGACATGGACTTTTATGATGCCCTGCCGTCCGTTGAAGATGGGGAGGTTATCTACGGTGCGGTTAGCCCAGATGTGTACAAACGTGTTGAGCAAGAGTACGGAGTGCGAGGTACAAACCATGATTGATCTAAACAAGTACGACAATAGGTCTACGTCCGCAGCTGGAAGACTGCGTGACTTCATCAAGGACGAGGTGGGTCACCAGCCGTTCTGCGCGTCGCAGCTAGTACGTGCAGTGATGGACATTGATCCGTGGTTTGGTAAACGCGATGCCGAGTCGGTGCGATGGGCAGTGAACGATGTGATAAGAAACATGATTAAGGCTGGCAAGTTAGAGGTAGTGGGCGGTGAGAAACGCAGGCGCATGTTTATGCTGGTAGGGGGTGGGAAATGAACGCGGGTGAAATTGATTGCAACAACATGCCCGAGGGTGCGACGCACAAAAACCAGCGCACCGGCAGGTGGTACATGTACGAGTCGGGTGCGGGTGAATACTCTAAAGGTTGGTACAGATCATCCGCTTCGGGGAGCCTCTGGGTAAAAATGAAGATGGGTAAAGCTGCGAAGGCCAATCTTATTGAACTACCTATCACAAAGAGCAGACCAATTGAATACGAATTCGGCATGGCGCCGCTCAAAGCATCAGGCGGGAGTTACGTGCCGTTTCCTGAGAAGCCCAAAGCACTCGACGTGCAGGTTGGCGGTGGGCACTACAAAAGTTACGCCATACAACCTGTGGAGTTTATCCACAAGAACAAGATTCCCTACATCGAGGGCTGCGCGATCAAGTACTTGTGCCGCTGGCGCGAGAAGGGCGGCATCGAAGACCTGAAGAAAGTTAAGCACTACATTGACCTGCTGATTGAGATGGAGCAACAACCATGAACAAAGAACATGACAGGTTGATAGGGTCAATCCTCGTACTGCTGATCTGCGTTATTGCAGTCATCTGGGGGACGCGAGATGGGGAGGTGGCCGAGGTACGCCACGCGATGGAGTCATCATACGGCGAAGAGCCGAAACCGCAGGGGCATGGGAGATGAAACACAATCAACATTACATAACTTATTTGCTGCACCGCATTGAGTGCAGGAGGGTGAGATGAGAAAAGATAGGGCAGATAAAAAATGGCTACTGCATCTTGAGGCATCAAGATCGGCGCTCGTTAGTGTGCTTGGATTTGATTCTTACGAAGAGTACAAAAACTATAAATATGGCACAGGCGGTTACAGCAAACGGGCAGCTAAGTGCCTGCGAAATTTTATTCCGTACTGCATACAAAAACTCAATAAAGATAGCAGCAAAGTTATTGTATTGAACCGCGAATATAAGCCCATTGGTTATTGCGGTTCATACCTTGATTGGGTTGAGTACAGTGATTTTGACTCTGCCATTGCAGATATAGAAAGCCCTGAAATGAAAGCTTTTCTTACTGCCTGTGGCAAAGATAGAGCCGGTAGAGATTGGATGTGGTTTACGTGCAACGATAGCACTGTGCCTTGGACAAATTCTAAAAATGCCAAACGTCTTATTGGTTTAATTGATGCGGCACTGTGCGCCACGGTGCAGGAGGATAAATGAAGTCACCTAAGTATTACCATCTGCTGAAGTACTACCGGCTGATTGAAGAGGCTCCACCCGAGCTAGCCGACCAGCGCAAGAAGCTGGCCGACGACATCAAGAAGTACCTTGCCAGCGGCAAAAAGATAAAGCAGATACCCAAAGGCTACTCAAAGTTCAGCGAACAGCCTATGCGCAGCTGGATAGAAGAGTCACGTAAACGAAAATTTGGAGAACAATGATGAAAGTATTTGTATGGAAGGAAGTAGAAAAATGCAGCCATAGTTATCACAGTGAGGGTGGCGTAGTTGTTTTTGCTGAGACCGAGGAACGTGCGCGTGAGCTGGCAAATTCTCATAGCGGGTGCGCCATTCGTGAAGACGAGATGCCGTGTGACGTTCGCACAACCAGAGGCAAAGAGGCCGTCTACATCATGGAAAACGCGGGGTGCTGTTAATGAACCTCGTAGTTGGGGATTTTGAAACGTACTGGTCACAGACCCACTCACTTACCAAGATGAGTCCCATCGAGTACGTGATGCACCCAGAGACAGAAATCATATCGCTGGCTATTAAATACGGTGACGAGCAGACGCAGGTTATCTTTGGCGAAGACTTAATCCGCGACCACCTTGAGGCGCAGGACTGGTCTGATGTCATGCTGGTGGCGCACAACATGTCTGCGTTTGATGCGATGATCTTTGCGTGGCGTTTTAAGATACAGCCCAAAGTGTGGGGGTGTACGCTGGCTATGGCTAGGCCGATACACAGTAAGACTACGGGTAACTCCTTAGCCAAGCTCGTTGCCCACTACGAGTTGGGTGAGAAAGACAACACCGCACTACTCAACACCAAGGGTAAACACCTCGCTGACTTTACTGCCGAAGAAATTGAAGCGATGCGCCAGTACAACTGCGACGACACCGATCAGTGTTACGGCCTGTTCAACATCCTGATCAAACACTACAACGCAGTAGAGCTGTGGCAGATCGACGCTACGATACGTATGCTGGTTGAGCCTAAGTTTACACTGAACAAGCGGGTGCTAGATGGGGCGCTCAGTGACTCTCGGATACAGAAGCAGCAGGCGCTCGAGGCGATGGGGCGTATTCTGTACGGGGACACACTTGTAGACGTAGAGGAGGGTGTACGCAGTATGCTTGCATCAGCCCCGCAGTTTGCAAAACTGCTAACTACCCTTGGTGTGGACGTACCAATGAAGGCAAGCCCATCAGACCCAACTAAGCAGATACCGGCGCTGTCCAAGACAGACCAAGAGTTCCTAGACTTGCAAGAGCATGATGACCCTATAGTTTCTTTAGCGGCAAGCACCAGACTCGATGTAAAATCCACGTTGCTACAAACCCGACTGGAGTCTTTTATTGCTACAGGTAACAAGCTACGTGGAAGGCTACCAATACCCCTGCACTACTGCGGAGCCGACACAACGGGGCGGTGGTCGGGGTTCATGTACAACCCGCAGAACCTGCCGAGAATAAACCCGGATAAGCCTAAGCTGTCCGACGCCCTGCGAAAGTCTATGGTTGCCCCGCCCGGGTACAAGGTTGTGGTGGCTGACCTGTCGGGTATCGAGCTGCGGGTGAACCACTTCTTGTGGAAGGTGCCAAGCTCCATGGCGCTGTACCAAGCGTCTCCGGACAAAGCCGATCTGTATAAGGACTTTGCTGCAAAGCTGTACGAGATAACTGAAGCCGAGGTAATAAAAACGCAGCGGCAGGTGGGTAAAGTAGCGCACTTAGGTCTGGGGTTTGGATCGGGTGCGGCTACATTCCAGAAGGTAGCCAAGCTGATGGGTGGGGTTGACCTGACGCTCAAAGAGTCCGAGCAGATCACCTATCGTTGGCGGGACGAGTACGAAGAAATAGTCAGTGGCTGGAAAGCCTGTGAGGCTGCGCTGCCGTACGTACTGGCTGGCGACAAAGTGTACGAAGTTGACCCTTGGGGGCTTATCACGACGGAGAAAGGTGCACTGGTGCTGCCCAGTGGCAGGCGTATTCGCTACCCGGCGCTATCCGTAGAGAAGGTGGGCAAGCACAAAGAGTGGGAGTACGGTCAAGGCCGGCACCGCACCAAGATATATTCTGGAAAAATTGACGAGAACTGCGTTCAGGCATTGGCACGTGACATTATCGCGCAGAATGCGTACGACGTGTTCAAGGAGTTGAAGCTACGTCCGAGCTTGATGGTGCACGACGAGCTTGTTTACGTAGTCCCAGAGGAAGATGCGCAGCATGTACTGGACACTGTGCAGAGAATTATGCGGACTCCTCCCGTATGGTGGCCGGAGCTGATAACATGGTCAGAAGGTGACATCGCACAATCCTATGGGGAAGCTAAGTGAAAAATCTAACATGGTCGTACAGCAGTCTGAAGACTTTTGAGCAGTGCCCGAAGAAGTATTACCACCTCAAGGTTGCCAAAGACGTCAAGGACACCGGCAGTGCTGCGACGGTGTACGGCCAAGATGTGCACAAAGCTGCAGAAGACTTTATAGCTATAGGTACGCCGATACCTGCTAAGTTTAAGTTTGTAGCCCCAGCACTGGAAGCACTAAAACAAATCCCCGGCGAGAAGCATTGTGAGCTTAAGCTGGCGGTGGCGTACAACGATGCGGGGCATACGCCCACTAAGTTTTTTGCGAAGGACGTGTGGTGGCGGGGGGTTGCTGACCTGCTCATCATAGACGGCGACAAGGCGTTCATGGCTGACTACAAGACCAGTAAAAACGCCAAGTACGCTGACACTACGCAGCTAGACATAATGGCCGCGGCGGTGTTCACCCATTACCCAGAGGTGAAAGAAATAAAGTCCGCGCTCATATTCGTGGTGAGCAACGAGTTCGTTAAGAAAGTACATAGTAGCGAGCTGCACAAGTCCTACTACGCAGCGTTTGATGCCCCGCTTGAAAGACTGGCTGGTGCATATGAGAGTGACGTGTGGAACGCTGTGAGCGGCCCGCTGTGCGCATACTGCCCAGTAAAATCTTGTGTACATAATAGGAGATAAAAATGAGTGCTGTTAAACCGAACGAAACAGATTTCCGTGGGACTTACATTGATTCAGTAGAAGGCGGTGTGGACTGTGCTTACCCCAACTGTCGCAGTGGTAAAGTAGTCAAAGCGCAGGCATATGTCGTTTGGGATGTTAGTTTAGACTTAAACCTTATGTTCACCCGAGTAGCCCCCGTTATAAAACTTGCGATGCAAGAGCACTTGCACCCGCATGAGCTAGAAGATAAATATCTACCTTGGTCTTTTATTCTTCATCCAGAGTGCGCCGCCGAATGGGGGATGCAATTAATATCTGACGGGCTTAAAGCTAATTCTCAAGTTGGGCGTGTTCTCAGCCACAGAGGAGAAATAAAATGACTAAAGAACGAAACTACCGCTCCGAGTACGACAACTACCAAGGCACTGAGAAGCAAAAAAAGAACAGGGCCAAGCGCAACGCGGCTCGCAAAATGATGGCAGACGACGGTAAGGTTAGTAAGGGTGATGGCAAGCACGTCAACCACAAGACCCCGATGTCCAAGGGTGGCGGCAACAGTAAAAGCAACCTGTCTGTAAAAAACGCCAAGGACAATTTCTCTTACCCAAGAACGAAAACGGGTGCTATGAAGGACTGATCATGCAAATCATAAACGACACGGCGGTAGTGCTGCGTACGCGCAAACCACACCTACTGGCCGAAAAGTCTGCGACGTATAAAATTATAGAAGAAGTTGATGGGATGTACACGGTGGCGGTCAAGTGGACGCTGCGAGATGCGCAGATACTGGCTGGGTTGGGCATGAAAGATGTGCCGTCCACCATCGAGCGGGACTACCAGTGGACTGGTAAGTTCAAGCCGTTCGCGCACCAGAAAGAAACCTCCGGATTTTTGACGCTACACAAGAAGGCGTTCTGCTTTAACGAGCAGGGCACCGGCAAGACTGCATCCGTTATATGGGCCGCGGACTACTTGATGAAGGCGGGTCTGGTTAAGCGCGTATTGGTAGTGTGCCCACTGTCGATCATGAAGTCTGCGTGGCAGCAAGACTTGTTTACCTTTGCCATGCACCGGGGGTGCGCGGTTGCGCACGGTAGCGCCGAGCAACGCAGGAAGATAATTGCGGAAGGCACCGAGTTCGTCATCATAAACTTCGATGGTGTGGCCGTTGTTCATGAAGAAATCGCAAAGGCCGGCTTTGACATGATAGTAGCTGATGAAGCTAGCTACATAAAAAACGTACAGACCGACCGATGGAAAGTTATAAACTCGCTGGCCTCGGAAATGGACTGGGTGTGGTTGCTGACGGGCACTCCAGCTGCGCAGTCGCCCACCGACGCCTTCGGTCTGGCTAGGATCGTAAACCCAGATAATTCTCCAAAGTATTTCGGGCAGTTCCGCGACAAAGTGATGTACAAAGCCACGCAGTATATATGGCGACCGAACCGAGACGCAGACAAGATAGTGCACCAGCTACTGCAGCCGGCCATACGGTTCAAGAAAAGCCAGTGCTTGGACCTGCCCCCAGTGACCCACGTAGAACGGGAGGCTCCGCTTACCCCACAGCAGCAGAAGTACTACGACCTGCTCAAGAAGAAGATGATTATGGAAGCGGGTGGCGAGCAAGTAACCTCAGTCAACGCAGCCGTTAACATCAACAAGCTGCTGCAGATATCGGGCGGCGCCGTTTACACGGACAACAATGAGGTTGTGGAGTTTGACGTAAAGAATAGGCTGAACGTGGTGCTGGAGGTTATCGAGGAGTCGTCCCACAAGGTGCTTGTCTTCGTGCCTTTTACGCACACGATAGAGCTGTTGGAGACGTTCCTTACTAAGCACAAAATATCGTGCGGCGTTATATCTGGGCAAGTATCGGTAAACAAACGCAGTGAAATAATTCAGCGCTTCCAAAACGACCCAGACCCATACGTGCTGATCATACAGCCACAAGCTGCATCCCACGGGCTTACACTTACCGCGGCTAACACCATAATCTGGTACGCACCGGTGACAAGCGTAGAGACTTACCTGCAAGCAAACGCCCGCATAGACCGGCCGGGGCAGCACAACCCCATGACCATCGTGCACATAAAAGGCAGTGAGGTCGAGGCTAAGCTGTACTCCATGCTGCGTTACAACATAGACAACCACAAGAAAATAATCGAGCTGTACAACGAAATAAACACTTGACACTGTAAAGTATTTAGGTACACTAACTCTCCCGGAAACCCAAAAGGAGGATTACCGTGAGCGACCTGAATGCTGCAACACTGGCTAGTATTTATATAAAAATGCGTAATGAAATCAAGGCCCTCGACGACAAGGCAAAAGAAATAAAGGAGAAGCAGGACTTAATAGCTAACACGCTGCTTGAGCTGTGTAACGCGGAAGACGCAAACACTATATCAACCCCCGAAGGCACGATAAGCCGACGATTGCAGTCCAGCTACTGGACTAGCGACTGGGATAGTTTTTATCAGTTTGTGGGGGAACACGATGCGTACCATCTGCTTGAGAAGCGCATACACAACGGCAACATGAAAGAGTTTCTTTCGATGAACAAGGACTCCGTGCCCATGGGGCTGCAGTCCAAACAACACTACGTGATAAGCGTACGCAAACCAACCAGCAAAGTAGGAGATAGTGATGAGTAAAGACGTATCCATTTTTAACAACCAGTCACAAGTGATTGCCTCTACCGGTCGTAGGGCAAGTGCTCTCGGTCAACAACTGGCCTCGTCAGCTAAGGTGTTCACTCGCCGCATTCAGACCAGCAACAAGGGCATTTTCCGCAAGATCATCAACGGCGAGCAGGTGGGTGACCCGATCCGTGACTCGTTCAACGCAATCATCGTGGGTATGCTCACCGAAGTGAGCCGAGTGTACTACGAAGACAAGTACGACCCTAACAAGGAGGCCACTGCACCAAACTGCTGGTCTAATCAGGGCGACAAGCCCGAGGCAGACGTTAGCGACCCACAGCACTCCAACTGCGCTGACTGCCCGCAGAACATAAAGGGCTCCGGTGACAACGGCGGTAAAGCGTGTCGATACCAGCGCCGCGTTGCCATACTGCTTGAGGGTGACACCTCGGGAGACGTGTACCAGTTTAGTATCCCGGCAAAGTCTTTGTTTGGTAAAGGCTCTGGTAATGTGCATCCATTCGAGAGCTACTTCAAGTACCTCTTTATGAATCGTGAAGCGCCCGATACGGTGGTAACGACTATAAGCTACGACATTAACGCCGATGGTATGGAGTTGCTGTTCTCCCCTACCCGGCAGCTTACTGATGCCGAGCTTGATCTTGTTGAGTTTGCACAGGCTAACCCAGAAACACAGCGGTACACTCGCATCACGGTTGCTCAAGCTGACGGCGTAACAAAGCTGCCACCCAAGGTTGAGGCGAAGAAAGAAGCAGCGAAGCCCGCACCGAAGGTTACCCGCTCAGAAGAACCGGATGACGACGAGCCGATGCCCGAGCCTGTAAAGCGCACAAAGGCGCGTGAAGAGCCAGAAGCTGAAGCAGTCTCCGATAAACTGGCTTCCGTAATCAGCGAATGGGGCGGGGTCAGCTAATGAGCGTAGGATACTCATTGAGAATAGTTGAGCTCAATAGGTCCGCAGGCGAAGAACTACTAGGCGTAAAGTTGGGCAGGGTGTGCATACGTAACAATATGCCCGTTTCTGTGCTAGCTGCACGCCTAGGAGTCAGTCGGCAGACGGTGTACAACTGGTTTGTTGGCGCATCAAAACCCAGTCTAAACACAAAAATTAAAATAGAAGCCCTACTGACTACGCTGCGGTAACACCATGGAAAACTTTGACTTACTAGAGTACGTACAGCCACAAGAAGGCTGGTTCTGCATACTTGGGTTGGATTCCTCGGGCAGGCCGAACCAGACACTTGTTGCTACTAGGGAAGAAGTGGACGCTGTAGTCAAAAAGTTTGTCGCTAGAAAATTGGATGTGTATTTTGGTGTTGCTAAGTTTATAACCGATGAGAATAGGAAACAGGATAACGTCCTATCTTTAAAGGCGTTCTGGCTGGATATTGACTGCGGTCCGGCCAAGGCGGAGATAGACCCAAAGACCGGCAGACCTGCTGGGTACATCAGCCAAGCTGCTGGGGCCGATAAGCTCAAAGAGTTTTGCACCGCCGTTGGTCTACCAAGACCGACTATTGTGAACTCAGGGCGCGGTCTGCACGTGTACTGGACGCTTGACACCGTAATCAGTCCTACACAATGGAAGCCTGTGGCCGACAGGTTCAGGCAGTTGTGCGACGAGCATAAGTTCTACGTGGACTACAATGTCTTTGAAACGGCACGTGTGCTGCGAGTACCGGGTACACCCAACTTCAAGGACACTCCACCTAAGATCGTAACAGTACTCCACGTGGCCCCGGTCATGAGCTTCGATGCGTTCCGCAATATAGTGGGCGTCAGCGAGATTAAGCTCATGCCTTCCGCTAAACCAAAGAAACTGTCTGCGCTGGGTAAGGCGTTGATGGAGAACATGGGGAGTAACTTTGGCAAGATAATGTTACGAAGCGCAAAGGGGGATGGTTGTGCGCAGCTGCTAAGCTGCTATACAGAGCGAGAGGCGTTATCCGAACCGCGATGGTTCGACGCGTTATCGGTGGCTAAGTTTTGCTCTGACGCGGATGTAGCAATACACAGGTTGTCTTCGGACCACCCAGACTATGACCCCAGTGAAGTGGAAAAGAAGATATCGCACATCGTTGGACCCCACACTTGTGACGTGTTTGAGCGAAATAATGTGGGAGGTTGCGATGGATGCCCCTATAAAGGGAAGGTAAAGAGCCCAATATCGTTAGGCAGGGAGATACTCAGGCACGATGAGTCGGCCGGGGAAGAAGCAGCACTGCCAGCGGGAGACACCGCGTCCGAAGATACGGATGACGATGGCATCGACATAGACGGTAAAGAACGCTGCGCAGCGCCCTACTTCCGCGGTAAGAATGGAGGGATTTATGTGCAGCTGGACGACGATGACGAGCCTAGGCTGGTCTACGAGCATGACTTTTTTGTTGTAAAGCGAATGAGTGACCCCCTGCTGGGTGACGTGGCAGTGTTTAGATTGTACGCACCGAAGGACGGTAAGAAGACTTTTACCGTACCTAACGCCAAGATTTCGCAGGTGCTTGAGTTTAGGAGAGAGTTAGCTAAGCACGGGATTTTAGGTTCCGAAGCGCAGTTTAAATTAATCAACGCATATGTAATACACGCTCTGAAAGAGCTGCAATTTAAGAGGAAGGCAGAAGTTATGAGAAGACAATTTGGTTGGGCCGACGGGGACACTAAGTTTATCGTCGGGGAAAGAGAGATTACCAAGGACGGGGTGTATCACAGCCCACCGTCCTCAATCACCGAGTCGATTGCACCGTATCTACAAAGCGCCGGGGACTTAGAACTCTGGAAAGAAGTGTTCTCGCTGTACGGCAAGGAAGGCTTGGAGATTCAGGCGTTTGGTGCACTGACCGGTTTTGGCGCTCCACTGCTTAAGTTTACTGGGCAAAAAGGCGCGATCATCAACATGATCCACAGGTACGCCGGCACAGGCAAAACTACCATCTTGCGCATGGCAAACAGCGTATGTGGGCACCCCGAGGAGCTACTGGGTAACTCCGAGGACACAAAGGTTGCTCGTATAACAAAGGTAGGCATACTCAACAACATCATCAACACCGTGGACGAGATCACTAACTTGGATGCCAAGACGTTCTCTGATCTGGTGTACGCCTACTCGCAGGGTAAAGGTAAGGACAAGGGTGACCCGCACGAAAACAAGCTGCGGTTAAACAACACGACGTGGCGTACCCCTACGCTTACGTCATCAAACGCGTCGTTCTACGACAAAATGGGTGCGCTTAAGACAACGGCTGACGGCGAGATAATGCGATTATTAGAGTTTAAAGTTGAGTACACCGGTACTGATGTTATAAGCACCGCGCACGGCAAAAAGATGTTTGACCACCAGCTTAACGAGAACTACGGCTTAGCTATTGTTCCGTACATTCAGTTCATTCTGTGCAATATGGACGAAGTTTTAGCGACGCTGCAGCGGGTGCAGGACAAGATAGACAGAGAGCTGAACCTAACATCACGCGAGCGCAACTGGTCGGCTATGGCCGCAGCTAACCTGACTGGTGGTCTTATTGCGGAGCGTGTCGGGCTGCTCGTGGGCTGGAACATGGCGCGGTTGTATAAAGTGGTCACGGACAAGCTGCAGGAAATGAGGGCATTAACAAAGGCTCCCGTGAACAACGTAAGCGCAGTGGTCGGGGACTATATATACCGGCACATAAACAACATCCTCGTCGTGGAAGAAGGCGCGGACAAGCGCACACACCTGCCGATGGCCCCGCTGGTTGAACCTAGAGGCGAGCTGTTGATACGGTACGAGCCTGACACCAAGCGCATGTTCATCGCTATCACTGCCTTCCGCAAGGACTGTGTTGACTACCAAGTGGACTACACTGAGACGGTCAAGGAACTTAAGGAGAAAGGTCTGCTCGTAGAAATAATGAACAAGCGGCTGTCTAAAGGCATGAGCGTGGCGTCAGCTGGCGTGCGTTGCTTAGTGTTAGACTGCAACAACTCAGAGTTTATTGATGTGGATAGCTTAGTAGCTGCAAAACCAGCAGAGACAACCGATGGAAGTGGAATCAGTAAAGTATGAAATAAACTGGCTGAACTTTAAGGTGGGGTCGTCGTTCTTTATACCCTGCCTTAATGCACGCAAGGCCAAGAAAAGGATAATGGACGATATCCGCCGTCTTCGCTATAAGGTCGTAACCAAAATAGTTATAGAAGACGGCGTGCGTGGCGTCCGGGTGTGGCGGGTCTAATTACTGCGCTTCTTCCGGTGGGTTAGTGACGGCTCTGGATGGCATAATTATCCTGTTCAAGTACGGAGCTACGGCGTCGCCTAGGTACAAGCCCTCATCCGTTATGCCGTCCCGTCGCAGCCTCTCTCCGAGTGAAGACATCAGATCATCCGTGGTTATGCCGTCAAAGAAGTTTTTGTAGTTGTACCTACGGACTTCCTGCAGTGCGTCGTCAAACTTGTTGCCGGCAACTATGGCTTGTCTGCTCTCCGGGCCGTACTCGTCAACAGCAGCATTTCTCTCTTTGAACGCTTTCTCGAAGCTGTCATACACCGCTACTTTTTCGGCTTTTATCTCGTCAATTAGCTTACGTGCAGCGAACGTCGATACTTGGCTTTCAGCTACTTCCGCAGAGCCAAAGCCCAAA